TGCCGAACTCGTCCATGTACTTCTCGTGAGCGATGGCCTGCGCGTCGTGCTGAGCCCGGAGCTTTTCGAAGTGCGTCCCGATCTTGGAGACGGCCGACGTCTCCGCCTTCTCCCAGTCGGCCGCGGCCTTCTCGACCTCCTTGAGAGCCTTGACGTGCTCCTTCGCCGCCGCGTCGAGAGCCGCCATCTCCGCCAGGGTCGCCCCGGCGATGTCCGGCGTGACGCTTCCAGGTTCGGGCAATCCCTTCAGCTTGGGAAGCTCCCGCTCCGGCCCCGCGTACTCCTGGTAGAAAGCGTCGAGGAGCTTCAGCGCGTCGATCGCCAGGCCGACCGCTCGCGGGATCTGGGTGGTGAGAAGGTTCACCAGGTTCCAGATCGCCTCTCCGTGCTCCTTGACCATGTCTCCCACGAACGCGAGACCCTTCGCGAGGTCTTCGAGGCCCTGCTGGACGTCCACGTTCTCCATGACGGAGATCGCGATCCGCATCCACAGCTTGTCCCAGGTCTCCTTCAGGGTCGTGGCCGCGTCCCCGACCCCGTCGAGTCGCGCGATCATGCTCGCGTCGATCACGATCCCGAGTTCCCGCGCCCTGTCGGTCGCGCCCTGGATGTCGCTCATGATCAGGGGCATGACGCGGCGAGCGCCGACGCCGAACAGGTCGATCGCCATGCGGTCCCGCTCGGCAGGGTCTTCGATCGCGCGGAGAGCTTCTGCGACCTTGTAGAACTGTTCCTCCGGCTCCAGGTTGTGAAGCTCTTGGAGAGACAGGCCGAGCTTCGTGAACTTGTCCGGTGTCTTTTCGAGGTGCTGGTCCATCGCGAAGATGGCGCGGTTCGCCGTCTCGATCGAGACCCCGACGAGAGACCCCTCGTAGCTGAGGCGCTGCAACGCCTCGGTGTTGATCCCGGTCACGCCCGAGAGGTCGGACAGCTTCGAGGCGTACTCGACCGTCGCCACAGCCGCCTCGGTCATGACGGTCATTACCGCCGTGATCACGGCGATCTCGGCGGCGATCGCAACCCCGACGGGGCCGGCCGCTTCTCCGAGCATCCCGAGAGACCCGGCGAACCCTTCGGCCTCGCCGGCAGCGCCCTCGCTCGACTGGCCGAGGTCCTTGATCTTCTTGTTGGTCTCGTCGAGCTTGGTGTTCGCCTCGGAGTTGTCGACGATGATCTTGGCGCGGAGTGGATCGAGATCAGGCATCAGTCTTCACCCTCTTTGATCCCGACTCTTCGTTGGAACTCCCGGTCGTACCCGGGGAAGGTACGCGACACGTCGTCGAAGTCGACGGAGCCAGCCTTGACGTGAGGGCCGATCATCCACAAGATCGTCGACGCGAGGACTTCCATGTCTCGACTCCGCCTCCAGCGCCAGCCGTCCCACATCTGCTTCTGTTCGGCCGGCGTCAGCTTCTTCCACTCTTCCGGCATCACCCCGAGACGCGCTCCCATGAGGTCGAGGTCACGATGGAGCGCAGCCGTCTCAGGGTTTACTTTTTCCCCGAGTCGTCTCCCAGGTCGATGACGCGACCCAACACCCCGTCGGCACACATGGCCTTGAGGACTTCGCTCACCATCAAGCGGACGTCTCCTCCGCTGGCGATGAGGTCCGCGATCTCGGCCTTCACCTTGTCGACGGTCCATTCCTTCCCCAGGTGGCGGAGGCCGGCGGCGGTGATGGTCGCCTGGACCTTGAGAGAACCTCCCACGACCCCCAGGTGTCCGGCGACGAGTTGGTTGAGGCTGCCGGGGGTCCCGTCCGCGCGCGGGAACTGTTCCTCGACCCATTCGCGGTCTTCCAAACGAAAACGAAGCGGGCGGTCTTCGCCCGCGAACTTGACGCTGTACGCCATCAGTCCTCCCTCTCTTACGACGTGGTCGCGGTCGCGAGACCGGTGGCCGACGCGTTCGCGAACTTGACGCTCATCGTCTCGATGTCGCCGAAGTTCCCGTTGATCGCGTCGATCCCGCCGTCGATGATCGCGGCCATCGTGTAGACCTCGTTCGACGTCGTCGCGGCAGAGTTCACCGCCCGGATCGAGAGCGTGAACCCGGTCGACGACGCCGACGGGCCGTTGACCAGGGCGCGGAGGGTCTGGAGCACCGACCCCGTGCTGCGGTCGATGTAGAACTCCGCTTCTGCGCTCGGGGTCAGAACGCCGGCCATGAACGTCCGCGCCGTGTTGCCGAAGGCCGAGGTCTCCTTCTTCTCCTGGCCGAAGTTGACCTTGAGCTTGCGACACTTCGAGGACAGGTCCACGGAGTTCACGAGGATGTTCGCGTTGTACAAAATCTGAAGAGCCATAGGATCTCCTAACTGCTCGCCACCACCTCACCGGGCCATGCCGGCGTGGTGGGCTTCAACGGCGTGGTGGGTTTCGCCCCTTCCGGGAGTTCGTCTCGGAGAGACCGGATCGCTCCGATGGTGGTGAAGAACGCTTCCTGATCCTCGTCCATCTCACAGGTGAAAGGGGGCGCTCCCGGTTCGACGCGGCCGTACCCTCGGACGATGATGGGCAGCGTGCCGGACATCTTGTACTGCTTCAAAGCCATCTGGTCTCCTACGTGCTCTCGGCCTTGTACGCCACGTAGTTGCAAGCGTAGAGCACTCTCATGTTTTCGTCTATCTTCAGGAAGAACGGCACCCCCATCGAGTTCACGAACGGGTACGAAACGCTTGCGGACCCCATCGTCCCCGAGTAGTGGCGCAGCTTCTTATAGATTGACTGAGCAAGACTTCGGCACGTTCGCGCGTTGTCCTGTAGGTCTCGGCAGATCACCTGGAACCTGGGCCGCTCCAAGAGGACGGGGCTGAGGCTGGCCCCCATCGACTCGACGGAGAGGTCGGACGCGTACTCGATGACGCAGGTGGCGGTGTCGTTCGCCTCGACGGGGAACAGGACCGCAAAAACCCCGTTGGCTCCCGACGACCCCACCGTCAGGCCGAGGCCAGCGCCGGCCAAGTACTCGGCTACCTCGTCACCGACCATTGCCCCGCTCCCACGACCCCAACTTCCTCACGATGCGGTCGTTCAGGCGGTCGGCCTCGTCGAGGATGGGTCGTTCCAAGTACTTCGCGGTCTGCCCCGGCTTGTGGCGGTACGTGAGGTCTTCGTGCTGCCGGAAGGCGTACGGCTCCGAAAGACCTTCCGCGCCGTAACTGATCGAGATCTCCACCTCTCCGCGCCGAGCGTTGGGGACGGCGGTGCCGACGCGTCCGCTGGCCTTCAGTTCTCCGGGGTGGGGATCGCGGGGGCTGGTCGGGGGGCCTCCCACCGGCACGAGCTTCTGGGACTCCTTGAAGATCACGGCGGCGGACTCGTCCACCACCTCCGCGAGGTCGAGCATCATCGCTCGCGGCAGCTTGTCCAACCAGTCGACCGCCTCCTTCAGACCTTCGACCTTGATCTCGAAGCGAGCTTTCCCCATCAGAGGAGAACCTCCCAGTACATCAGAGGAGCGCCGGTCGAGTCGTCGTTGTGGCGGAACACGTTGATGATCGGCGGCAGGTAGCCGGACGAAGACGTGAGGAGAGGGTTGTACCCGTTCGGCAGAGTGAGCCGGTCCGTAGGGCCGATGGTCAGGGCGTCGGTGGTGCTGCTGGTGGTGTACGGCTGCACGTACAGCCTCGCGCGCGAGACCATCTCCTTCCCCTCGTACGACATGATGAGTTCCTGGACCTGTTCGATGCGGGCCTTCGCCACTTTCGCTGAAGCGTAGGTGCGGCCTCCGTACCCGTCCGTGGACAGACCGGTGACGTTCTCCACGCCGATCGTGGCGGTCATCCAATCCCGGAACTGGTTGTCCATCACCATGAGGGCTAGTTGCTCCCGTCGTTGTCCACGTCCTGATCGTCCGGGGACGGCTGGTCGGCGAACTCGTTGTCCATCATGCCGCGGAAGAACGACGGGGCGACGCGGTCGGTGTCGGCGTTCGTCGACTCCTTGTCCGCGATCGAGATCCCTCCGGCGTACGGGGCCGCGGTGGTGCTGTCCCGCATGCGGAGTTCGTCAGCCTTCTTCTGGTACGACGCCGCGCGCTGGCTGAGCTTGATCGAGAGCTTGCCCTCCTCCATGTCGGCTTTTCGGGAGAACTTCGCGACGATGAACTCGCAGCACCGCGCCGAGACGGATAGGTCGCTCCCTTCGAGCGTCCCCGCGTAGGTGATCTCCTCGTTTTCGAGGAGCGGGTCGGTCGACATGGTGTCGCCGATCTCCAGGCGGACCCTGTTCACCTGAGAGCCGGAGAACCCCGTGGACGTAGCGTCGTAGGTCCAGGTCACGGCTTGAAATACCCCCAGACGGCGGAGATGAACGCCGAGGCCAGCGCGCCGTAGATCGCCGCCTTCGTCTTCAGGATGGTCACGGACATGTGGACGTCGTGAACCTTCTTGTCGAGAGACCCCATGCGATCGTTGACCTTGCGGTCGAGGGAACTCACCTGGCGGTCGAGGGAGTCGAGCCGGTAGATCAACAGCCTCCGGTACTCGTCGAACCCGTTGTCATCGTTCATTCGATCGTCCTCTCCTTGATCACGAGGTCGTCGTTGAACACCTCGCCTGATGCCATAGAAGGAGGCGCGTACAAGCCGAAGTGCGCCTGCTCCAAGATCCAGTGGCCGCCTTGAACGGGCGCTTCAGAGACCAGGACGCCGTCCATCCACACCTTCGCATAACCGCCGGCAGACGCGAAGTCGACGACGGAGTGGATGTTCACCCACTGCCGCGTCGGGATAGGACGGTCCTGATCCTGGTAGGTCCACTCAGAGAGCCCGACCGTGGGGACGTGCATCAGATGAACGATCCCACGGTGGCTTACGTTGATCAGCACCCCGTCCCAGAAAGCGTCGTCGGCCCTTCGCGCGAGCGTCGCGAGGGAGAACCACTCGCCTTCCTGGGAGCCGTTCGGCGGGAGCATGGGCGGCAGGTCCAGCCACACCCAGAAGTCGATCGTGGCGGGCGTGCGGAAGCCTCCGCCGGCCATCTTGTAGAACTGCACCGTCGGGTACCCGCGGTGGTTGGTGTCCTGTCCTGGGATGATGGGGTTGGGCCCCCAGATCCAGCCCTTGTGAGAGTGGGCCCCGGTCCGGGATCGTTCCGCCGACAGAGCGTGAGAGGCCGTCCCCTGGTTGTTCTGGGGTTCGACGAAGAACCCCTGAAAATCAAGGACGGACTCGAAGCTCGTCTGGAACTTCCGGTGGTTCAAGTCTCCCTCTCATGTGCTGACCGGGTGCCGGCCTGTTCGCGTCATTCTCCTCACCTCAGCGCGAGGATGCGGACGACCGCAGTGCCGCCGGACGAAGAAACGCACGAGAGGCCGGTGTAATACCCCGGGTAGGCCGCGGGAGGAGGCTGAAAATTTTCTCCGGTCTTGATCTGGAAACTCGAACCGGTGGTCGAGGCCGTCACGTTCCCCCCGGTGAAGTCGAAGAACGCAGACCCCGCCCCGTCGTTGATGATGCGGAACATGGTCGCCCTGATGCCGTACGCGACCGTCGCTCCCGAAGAAGTGACGGTCAGAGTGGTCGCGAACTGAAGACCATCCTGAACTGGCACACGTCACCTCCCGAGAAAGTTAGCGGGTTAGATCTGCGAACCCGAGGTACACGTCGACGGTCAGGGCCACGAAGTCGCTCGAACCTGGGGTGAAGCTCAGGGTCTTCGCCGTGACGGAGTCGGAGACGAAGCTCTGCCGGAGCGCCACGCCAGGATCGCCCGCGGCCGTGGAGCCCGCCTGGAACACGCTGAGGAACGACCCCCAGGTGTTCGCGGAATAGAAGCGTCCGCCCGAACCAGGGCCGGACGTGGCCGCGGTGAAGGTGGGCCGCTGGAGGCCGGTGGTGCCAACGCTGATGCCGCTCAGGAAGCCGGCCACGGCCCCGCCCGAAGACGTGGACAGGAGGCCGACGCTCAGGGTCTTGGTCGTACCGGTCGAGGCCGCGAGGACGTTCACGAACACGTCGGCGACAACCGCCTGCGCCGGCAGCGCCGGAGCGTTCGGCGAGCGGCCGGAGGCCACCGTCATGGCGACCTCGGACGTGCCGACGGCCGTCCCGCCGGGGCCGACGCGGAACTTCCAGTACTTCAGCAGAGGGAACCCGTCGGCGAGGATGTCGCCGACCTGGGTCGGACCCTTCGAGAGTTGGTTCATGGCTTACCCCTTTTTCTTGGCGACTGGGGACTGAAGCTCGTACGCTCCCTCGCCGGCCGTCTTCGAAGCTTCGGTCTTGTCGAACCGAATCTCGCGGTCGGGATCAGAGAGGGCGCGGCGCTCGTCGGAGGTCAGCGTGACCTCGTCCTTCTCGCCGGACGTCTGCGGAGAGAGCCCCATCGAAGCCGCTTCCATCTGGGTCATGCTCCGCTTGATGTCCCTGTTGATCTCTTCCGGTGAGAGGCGTCGCTGCGACGCGTCCCTCACGACGGGGTCGCGGAAGCCGCTGTGGCGCTTCTTCCCGTGGATGTTGAGGCCGGTGTCGGTCACGAAGTCTGCGCCGCACGCTCCGCACTTCACGACGCTCGTCCCCTTCGCCACCGGCTTGCAGTAGTTCAAGCGGAGGAGGCGTTCGTCGTTCGCCTCCCCTGCAAGCTCGAACCGCTGATCGATGTCGAGGTTCAGATTGTTGTACTGGAACGGACGGCGCGCTGAGACTACCTGCATCTGTCCTCCGGAGACTTAGTTGACGACCGAGCCGGCGAACAGCCCGGCGTTCGTCACGATGGTCTTCTGGGTGAAGTACGTGTTCCCTTCCAGGCGGTCGATCTCCTTCGTCTCGATCCGCATCCGCTTGATGTACTGGACCGCGTTCGCGACGCGGTTCCAGACGATCGTCTGGATGGCGGTCGGCTTCCAGATGGAGGGACCGGGGGTGTTGTAGTACATCAGGAGGTTCTTCCCCCAGATGCGGGAGTACGAGACCGAGGTCTCGGCGGTGCCTTCCGGGGTGGAGGTGAAGATCGCGCGGCCGATCAGGAACTTCTCGAACCCGAAGAGAGACGCGATCAGGTCCACGGAAAGCTGGCCCCTCTGCGTGTACTTGATCGTGTCGATGAGTTCCGGGTGCCAGATGAGGCCGGCCCCGTTCGAGACGCCGCCCGATCCGACGAGAACCTGCTTGCCGATGATGCAGACGTTCGGCTCGACGCCGACGAGAGCCTCGACCTGATCCTTCCACGAGGTGACGTCTTCGAGAGGCGTCGAACCCGCGTAGTTGGACCACTGGTTGAAGTCCGTGCCGGCGACCTTGTTGGTTCCCCAGATGCCGGTCGTGAAGATGTTGGCGGCGAACGACCGCTCCCTCGCCATCTGGAGCTTGTCCGCCACGAGCATCGCGGCCTCGCGGTCCTGGTCGTACGGAGCGTCCGTGTTGTCGCGGACCTCGTCGGGGATGTCGTGCGAGTACGAGTAGCGGGGACAGTAGTACGTCAGTGTGTTGTCCACCGTCAAGCCGCCGCCCGCCGACTCGGTTCCCGGAGCACGGAGCTTCGCGTCGTCGCGGAAGAAGTAGCTCTGGTTCAGCCGGGGGATGATGTTCGTCTGCTTGTCCACCGGGACGATCGGCGCTGCGTCGTCCGCGATGTAGGCAAGGTTCTTGTAGCCCACCAACATGTTGGTGAGCAACTGGTCGACGTGGACCTGTGATTGAGTAGGCTGCGGCATTGTTGCCTCCTATTTCCCTTCGGTCCCGTTACGCCGTGGACCCGGTGAACATGAACGGTCCGTTGAGCAGGACCTCGATCTGGACCCCGGACGCTCCGGTGCTGGCCGAGAGGGCCTTGCCGATCACCGTCTGCCCCGTGGTGTCCGCCGTCATCGCGGTCCCGAGCGTCGAGCAGCAGACCGGAGCGCCGAGAGCGACCGAACCCGTCGAGGTGGCGACGATCTTCGACGTCCCCATGCCGAACATCCGGACAGGGGTCGCCTGCGAGACGGCCGGAGTTCCCTGGTTGACGCCCATCGCGCCCGCCGTTCCGTTGGTCGAAGACGCGCAGAGCACAACACCGGGACGGCCGCCGGAAGTGGTCGTCGTGGTCGCGGCGACGATGTAGTACTGGTTCGACGCCAGCGACGCGGACGACGCGCAGATGAACGTCTCTTCGTAGAACTGACCTGATTGGATCATGACGCCTCCTTACTCCTCGTCGCCGGCCGCGGCGGCCGGACGGGAGCGCATCTCGGCGAGGTGCTGGTTCCAGAGTTCCGGATTCTCCTGCACCGCCGTGTCCATGGCGGAGGCCATCGGGGTCTTGCCTCCGCTCTTCTCGACGATCCCCTTGGCGATCTCGGTGATCTGGTCCGAAGCGGTCCGCGCGCTCGAAGACGTCGAGCCGCTCTTACCGACGACGGTCATCAGGGGCTTCGCCGCCTTGTTCGCCGCCGTGAGGACGCGGACGATCTCGGCCTCGTCCTCGGCCGTGGTCTGGCCGAAGTGGACGCGCTTCAGGATCGGGCCGAAGACCTTCGCGTCGACCGAGATGTTCCGGAAGGTCTGAGCCTTCTCGACGTACTCCTTCTCGACCCGCTCGGTCTCCATCTTCAGGAGAGCGTCGTTGGCGAGCTTGGCGGAAGCCTGCGCGGCCTCCGCGTTGCGGTTCGCCTTCTCGATCAGAGAGCGGGCCTCGGCCGGAAGAGACTTGAGGACGTCGTCCTCGGTCTTCGCGGCGGGCGCGGCCTTTTCCTTCGCGGCCTTCTCGTCGAGGAGAGACTGCGCCGCGGCGAGGTCGGCCACCATCTTGGCGACAGCGGCCTTCGTCTCGGGGTCGGTGATCTTGTCCATGAGGTCTGCCTTCATAACTCCTCCACATTCGGCGCAGTACTTCGCGCCCTTGCGGGTCATGCCCTTGCACATCGAGCACATCACGTCTCCGTCGCCATCGTCCTTCGCGAACGGGTTCGGTTTCGTCGCGGCCTTGTACAGCACCACGAAGGACTCCTGGTTGGCCGGCGTCTCGCACAGCGAGACCCTCTTCAGCCGGAGGCCCTTGAGCTTCATCGGAGCGGTGGGGGTGCTCATGCGGGAACCCTCTGTGCGTAGGCTTCGATCGAGAAGGCCCGGAGTTCCCCGGACTTCACCCTCTGCCAGACGGCGTCGCTGTCCACGCGGTAGCCGACCCACGCGGCCACCCCTTTGAAGTCGACCGCGGCCTCGTGGCCCATCGCCTTCAGCATCATCGAGAGCTTCTCAGGGGTGACGACGAACGATTCGACGAGGGTCGAAGCGTGCTGTTTGTTGTGGTTCACGTCTCCCTCGCCGGACTCGGCCACGTAGTCGTACATGGCCTTCTCCAGTTCAGCCGGTTCGATCTGGTCGCCCTGGAGGTCGGTGAGGAGTTCGCCGGAAGCGTCGACCGAGACCGAGGCGAACCCGAAGACGAGGCGCTTGTCCTCGTCGGTCCCCGCGATCTTGAAGATGGTCTTCGTCTCGGACATGGTTGCTCTGATCCTGCTTCCGTCAGAGCCACCGTATCCTGGGGAGGGTGGGTAGTGACTTTCTATCGCAATCCTACGGACAGGGTCGCGGAGTTGTCAATAGGAGGTCGCGGCGATGGCGCGAGAAAAGAACCGGACCTCCATGAACGGAGGCGGCAGAGGGGCCTCCCGCGCGCGGGCGGACGTGGGCAGGCCGTTCTGGTAGTGGACCTCGATGATGAGCGTTCCGGACCTCCGCGTGAACTCGTAACGCTCGTCCACGTCGGCCAGGGCCTCGACATACTCCGAGTTCCTCATCCACCTGGGGAGCTTCAAACGCTTTTCCTTTTCACGAGAACGAGTTCGCATTTGCAGTTCGGGTGGAGCGGAGGCCCGAACCCTCCGCCTTCCGGGAACTGTTCCCCCAGTTCGGCCGTCTTCTCTTCGAGGTCGTCGCACTCGTCGCACGCCTCTTCGGTCGTGACCCACATCTGCACCCAAGAGCCGTCGATGTCTCCGCGATCGCGGGCTTGACGCCACATCTCCTGTGCTCCGGACCGCTTCGCCCTCACCATCTCGTCTTGAGCGATCCGGTTCGCGCGGTCGCGGAGGAACCGCTTGTACATCTTCTCGACGAGCCGCTCGATCTGAGAGGACGTGTAGTCTTCTGAACTGTCTTCGAGACCGCGACGGTAGTTCTCAAGAGCGTTCGCCTGCCGCGAGGTGATCCCGATCCCGGAGTCCATGATCCTCTTGGTCAGGGTCTCCATCGTGATCTTGCCGCTCAACGCGCGCTCTAACATGACGCGGAGGCCGGCCTCGGACGCCTTCCCCCACTCAGATATGAGTTCTCCACCGTGGTCGCGGACGTAGCGGATGGACGCCTCGTTGGTGACGTCGTAGAACGCCTGCCCAGCGGCCTTCCTCACCGGGGCGTTGATCCTCTTCGCCTGCGCGGCCGCCGACTCCTCAAACGCGGACCGCATGATGGTCCGGAGCGGTTGGAGCCTCTGTTCGGCAACGTCCAGCCTCACGGCGTCGATCGCTCCGTTGAAGTCTCCGGCCTCCACCGCCCGCCTGAACGCTCTCCAGTCGGTCTCCATGCGTGCTGCTCGGACGGCCGCCGCGATGGTGACGACGATCGAGTTCACGAGCCGGAGTTCGTAGGCGTTCATCAGTTCACTCGCCCGCCCTGTCTGAGGTCGTTGAACATGATCTTCTGGCCCCCGACGATAGGCTTCACCGCGACCGAACCGACGACGAGGTCTATCGCCGAAGGCGGGAGACCGTCTCCTGGCCGCTTGAACGCGATCATGCTCGGGACGATCGTCTCACCTTCCGCGATCGTTCGTCTCGCGATGATGGACCGCCTGGCGATGAGGGCCATCTCCGTCTCCCCCGCTCCTGGGCGGAGTCCTCCCGTCCCCTGGATGACCTGGATGTTCCTTGCGAACTCGCAAATCTTCTTCATCTCGTCTTTCGTAGCCGAGAAGCGATGGTCTGGGCCGGCCATGAACTGAGACAGAGTGAAGTGCTTCTCGATCACGGTCGCCCCCATAGAGATCGCGACCATCGAGACCGCGGTCCCTTCGGTGTGGTCAGAGAACCCGACAGGAACTCCGAACTCGTCCGAGAGAGACCACATGCGCTTGAGGTTCGCCTGAGCGTACGTGGTCGGATAGAGGCTCACGCAATGGAGGAGAGCCATGAGGTCGTCTCCGAGTTCTCCGACGGCCGTCGCGATCTCCGGACCGTTCGCCATCCCGGTCGAAAGGATGACCGGACGTCCCGTGGCCTTCATGGACCGCACGAGCGGGATGTGGACGATGTCGTCGCTGCCCACCTTGAACGCGTCTACCTTGTCCTTCAGGAAGTCGATCCAGTAAGGGTCGGTGGCGGTCGCCACGAAGGCCATCTTCTTCTCTTTCGTGAACGCGTGGATCACCTTGATCTGATCCTCGTTCAACTGGCACCTTCGGAACATGTCGACCTGCCGCTCGGTCACCTCTCGCGTCGGAGAGATGTAGACGGGGCTCCCTTCGAACTCCCCAGCGGGGGCGAACGCCTTCGACTGGGTCCGGGTCACGGACGGGGACTTGACCGTGTAGGTGTACGTCTCTTCCGGCCCGCAGAACTCCTCCGCGTCGTACGCCTGGATCTTCACCGCGTCGCAGCCGGCTTCCGCCGCGGCGTCCACCATCGCCAGGGCTGTCTTGAGGTCTCCGTTGTGGTTGATCCCCAGTTCGGCGATCACGATAGCTTTCCCTGATCCGACGTTCACTCTATGTCTCCCATCTCGAAGAGAGCGTCGGCGACGCGGCTCTCCTGTTCCTTCGTCATGCCGGCCCAGATCGGGATCGACAACGTCGTTCGCGAGACCTTCTCCGCGTTAGGGAACAACCCTTCCGGCTGTCCGAGCCAGACGTGGAGGAGTTCGTCGAAGCGGACCGGCACGATCGTCTCGACCCCTCTCTGCTTCAAGAACTCTTTCGCCTTCTCCACCTGTCCCTCGCGGAGGCGGAGCACGGCCCGATAATATACGCGGTCCCTACCCCACGTCGGGCGCTGCCAACTGATCGGACGCGCGTAGAAGTACGTGTTCATGATCTCCGTCCGCCTGGCGTTCTCTTCGTCTAGCCGTCCGAGGCGGGCGATGCCGATCGCCGCGTGGACGTCGGACATCTGCCAGTTGAACCCTCTTCGGTCGAGGCCGTCTCTCTTCTTCCGCAGGTAGTTGATCGTCGTCGAGTCGGAGAGGACAGCGCCTCCGGCACCGATCCCGAGCGGCTTCGTCGCTCCGAAAGAGATCACCGACATCTGGCCCTGAGAGCCGCACACCTTCCCGTCGGCCTTCCCCCCGGGAGCGTGAGTGAAGTCCTCGATGATGCAGGGGCTCGACGAAGAGGCTCCGAACGTGTGCTGACCCACCGTCGCCATCGAAGCGTTCCCGAAGTCTTCCGGATCGCAGTCGACCAGCCCCGTGGTCTCGCCGGCCGCGTGGACGAACGCCGCGCACGCGTAAGTCGGGACGATCACCTTCCCGCCGTAGTACTCCTTGAGAAGGTCGATCGCGAGCTTCAGCGCCGCCGTCCCGGACGAGACGCACAGGGCTTCCCCTCGCGGCCTGAACCTGTCCGCGAGAGCCTCCTCGAACTCCCGAACGCGCTGTCCCTGTCCGACGAACCCGGACCGGACGACGCGAAGGACCTCGCGCTCGTACGTATAGTCGTTGGTCCACTTGTTGTGGGGGATCATCGTCCTACTCGTTGGATTCGGAGACGTAGTCTTCGGGTCGGTAGACCTTCCACCGCGGAGGGACGCGCGTTCTCTTGCGGAGGACCACGCCGGCCCCGACGATGGAGTGGTGACCGATCGAACAGCCTCCAAGTATGATCGCCCCGGTCCCGACGAAGACGTGGTCTTCCAGGACGATCTCCTGCCGCTCGACATCGTCGGAGAACCCGATGCACTTCCGAGACGAGTCCGCGACGTTGATCGTGACGAACGCCGCGATGTCGCACCCGTCTCCGATCGTGACCGACGATCCGGTCCCGTTGATCTCCGCCGGCTCGCAGATCGAGACGCCCTTGCCGATCTCGACGTTCCCGTGGATAGCGACGCCGGCCGGGTACTGGTGATCGGAACAGCCGTTGCGGCGGATCGCTGTCTCTCGTCCGTGGAGGTGCATCCACTGGAGGCGGCATCCGCACGCGAACTCCTTCACCGTCAATGGGTCCACTTTATTTCTCCGAAAGATTGGAGCGGATCTCGTCGAGTTCCTTCTTCGGACCGGCGGTGAAGTGGGCCATCAGGTACGCGACGAGGAAAGTGACGATGGTCCAGGGCAGGAAGATGGCCCACGGCTGGCTGGCCCACACCGTCTTCACCACGGTGGTGATGAGCGCGGCGTTCTCCGGAGAGGCCACCGCGTACATCTCCCACGAGAGTAGTCCGAGGCCGCCGATCAACTGGAGTACGCACCACGAGGCGAGGACGATCGCTGTTCTCTTCTGAGGCTTCGTCATGTGTGAAGCTCCGCGTCGAACATGTAGTCGCTCTGCGGCAGGGCCGAGTTGATCTTCCGGTAGCGGACTTCCTTCCACCCCGCGGCCGCGGCCAAGCTCTCGAACGTCGCGTTGTTGAACCAGAGGCAGTGGGCGTAGCACGCGCAGCCGGTCTTGCACCGAGACGCGTCCGGCTTCTCCGACCAGACCTTCAGTTCTAGGTTCCCGGAACAGAACCCGCGGCCGCGGTCCCTGGTCACGCGGCGCATCTCTTTCATGGCGAGAAGGGCCTCGCGCTCGTCGAGGCACAGGAGGACCGACGACATCAGGGTCTTCGTGAACTCCCCGTCCTTGAACTGCGAGAGGTCCGTCGCGTCCGCGACTCGGAGGTCGAGCTTCGGCCTGGCGGCCTTGAACGCGGCGATGGACGCTGCTGAATAGTCGACCCCGACGTACCGAGAAACCTTCGTCGATAGGATCTCTCCCATGAGGCCGGCCGCGCACCCGACGTCGAGGAGAGAGTCCCACGGTTCCAGCACCAGGCCGCGGACAGCGTCCTCCGCGAGGGCGATCGCCTGCGACGGCCCGTAGTTCGTGCGGCCGGACGCCCGCTCCTTACCCTCTGTCCCTTGCTTCTCCCACACCGCGTGCCAGAACGAAGCGCCGCTCACGCGGAGGCCATCTCCAAGCACTCCTTCGCCGGCTTGTGGTCCGGGTACATCCGGTGGATGTCGCGGAACAGCGCGGCCGCGCGGTCCGGCTGTCCGTTGCGGAGGTTGTAGTTCCCGTAGAAGTTCACGCGAAGGTTCGCCTCTTCGCAGAGAGCCTTGAGGTCGTTCGCGGAGACCTCCGGGGTGTCGTACGCGCGCTCGTGGAAGAACGCTTCGTCCCAGTTGAACGAGCCGTCGATCTCACCACGGGCGAGAAGCTGTTCGTACATCTCCGTCCCGATCAGAGGGGCCGCGATGTTGAACACGCACCAGTCGGCCGGCAGCGACTCGGCGAACGCGATCGTCTCCATCACCTGTTCGCGCGTCTCGCCTGGGAACCCGAGGATGAAGTAGCACCGCGTGGTGATCCCGAGGTCGCGGCACGTCTGGACCACCCTCCGAGCGCGGTCGAGGTTCACGTTCTTCTTGATGATCTTGCGCTGGACGTAGTCCGACCCGGACTCGATGGCGATGTTCGCCACCTTCATCCCCATCTTGCACATCGCGCGGACGACGTCCTCGTCGAGGGTCGCCACGGACAGGCCGTTTGGGAACTGGAACGTGAGACCGGGGAACTCCTCAGCGACCGCCTCGCAGAGCGCGATGATCCTCGGCTTCTTCACGGTGAACAGATCGTCCTCCGGGATCACTGACGTCACCCCGTACCGCTCGCGGAGGATGCGGAGTTCCCCGAGAACGTTCTCCACGGAGCGGTACCGCATCTCGCGACCGTGGACGGTCCACGAAGCGCAGAAGGTGCAGCGGAAGGGACAGCCTCGCGTCGTGACGATGGTCGCCTCGTGGTCCTGCTCGATCTTCTCGATGGACCGCGCGCGACCGCACTCCACGTACTCGTGCATCGGCAGGAGGTGCCAGGCCGGGTACGGGATCTCGTCGAGGTCGTCGATCAGGGGCGCGTTCTCACGCGAGGCTTTCGAGCGGCCGATGATCCCTTGGACCGACTCAGGGTCACGACCCTCGTGACACGTCCGGACGAGGTCGACGATGATCGACTCCGCCTCTCCGCGGCACACGTAGTCGATCGCCTCCTCTTTCAGCAGAGAGTCGACCGCGCTGGTGGCGTGCATCCCGCCGAGCACCACGGGGACGTTGGGCCACCGCTCCTTGCAGACCGCGGCGACGTGGCGGGAGGTCTTGTCGGCGGTCGAGAACAGGATCGAGATCCCGATCATGGCCGGAGCGGAGTCGGACGGGACGTCGGTCGCGAGGACCGCGCGGAGGAACGCGTCGAGGTCTTCCGGCGCTGCGTCGTCGCTGTCCGCCCACTCGCGGTACCTCTTGGCGAAGTCGACCACGCGGACCTTCGCCCCAGGATGGTCGCGCTCGATCACCGCGGAGAGGTACAGGATCCCCATCGGCATCGCGACCGTCTGCCGGAGACGGACCGGTGTCCGGCCGAAGCTCTTGACGAGCATGTTGTAGGGGACCG